GAGGAAGAATTAACTCATCATCCTTCTGTTCAACATAAACTGTCCACTGTTCACTCATACAAATCCAACCTTTCGCTTTCGCTTCGGTGCGTGAGTTTGCTTATGAAACATATCTGCGATCGTGTATTCACTCTTCCCTGGCTCAATCTCAACACCAACCTTGGCAGCAAGCACAGAAGCCTGCTCGGGAGTCAGCGTAGTGAAATTGATAATGTCAAAACAACGTCCAGCGCGAATCAATGCAGAATCAATATCACGAATCGATGGTAGGTTTGTTGAGAAGATCAGCTTCTTGTTCTTTGTGGTAACGAGTCCATCACCAACGTTGAGGAACTTATGCATGATGTCATTACCATCAGAACGAGCTCCCAAGAAGTTGTCAGCATCCTCAATCACCATGACACTCGTCTTGCTTTCAATAAAGCTGGCAAACACGTAGTCCTTCGCAAGGATACTTGCATCATATGTCACCATCGCAGACTCGTCTGTATGCTGCAGTAGACCTCGAATGAACGTGGTCTTGCCTGTGCCAGGAGGACCGATCAGTAACAGGATCGAAGCATCAGATTCCATGAACCTTTCGTAGTACGATTCAAGTGACTCTCCGTTCAGCCATGGATACATCTCTGCAACAGGAACCTTGTCGTTGCGAAGAGGAATGTCAATCGTCTGGCCATCATTCGAGTACATCCACTGAATCACATTACGAACAGCTTCGTGAGTGGCAGTGAGATGATCATTCCAGTACTCGACAAAGTCATAGTCACCATGGAAGTCAATCTCAACAGTCCGCGATGCGATTGTGTACTTGAAGAACGACCACGTGGCATCCTCAATAACAATTCCACGCTCATCGTTGAACTGAATGTGACGCAAGCCACTGGTATCGACTTCAAGGATCCACTTGTCGCGGTCGATTACAATTGCAAGCCGCTTATGACAGGAGGACAGGCCAGCTTCGTTGCGCTGAACAAGTACTTGAGTGGTGATGTAATCAGATACATCCGACGCACCCATGAACACGGATTCATCTTTATGTTTCATCATCTTTACACTGTTAGTTTCAGAGGCATCCCAAATCCAACCTCTCGTTAGTCGACGAGGCTTCCGATGCCTACGACCTTGGATGGCTAGAGATCGCAAGTATCCACCTATGTTTTCATGAGTGATGTAAGAGTTCATTCAAAACGGAGCATCATCAACAGGTAGCTCTACTACCTTTAATTGTTTACGAGACTTAACATCCCACTCTGGAAAAGGCCAACGAGGGTTATGGTAACGAATATCAACACGCTCGGGAGAATGAAACGTGTCAACAAAAGCAATACGAAGATCGTCAGTGACAACCTCCGTACCAGAAAATAAAAACTTAGTCTTGGTCATGGTGACCATGATCAACGGAACCACTCAGGGAGTCAACGATCCGTCTTGCTTCTCGTTGGGCCTCAGCGAGGTTCGAACTATCCAAATGAAAAGTATCACCATCACTAAGAATTGCACGATACCGACGAAGATCGTGATCGTACTCGACCGTCTCAATCTCAACTTCCTCACGAATCTGTCGTACCCTCAAGTTCATGAATCTCTCCACCATAGATCCCTTGGAATATTTCAGCACAACCGCGGATGTAAAACAAATATTGCTTACCAGACTTCGTAATCAGAACGTACTTCATATTACCTCCGCGTAGAGAAAAGGGCCCGTAGGCCCTTATCTATTATCGCTTGAAGACGCGCGTGACATAATAATATGCATTTGCGTATGTGATGTTCAGCTCTTGTGCGATACGCTGTGCGATTTCGCCATTCTTGAGCTGCGCTTTGTTTTCATCGAACAGCTTCTGAGCAGCAGCCTTCTTGTCGTTAACCCTTGCAGTCTTGACTTTGGCCTTCGTTTCAACAGCCTCACGTGCGGTCTCTTGAGCCTTTTGCAAGACTTGCTGAGCCTGGAGGTTATCAAAATACTCAGTGAACGGAGACTTGACGCCTTCAGAAGCCACGAGATCGGTACCAGGAATCACATTAGACATAATTTAACCTTTCATTTGAACAAACCCGAACATTCGGTCTGCCCATTATCCAAGAAATCTTGAACAAGGTCAACATTCATTTTTCCTATTGGTCTGGTGGTAGTAATCGAAGAAATCTTCTACGCGTCGCACGTAGTCGTTTGTTTGTTTGAGGAACACTTGCAGCCCATCTTCCTCTGTAGCAATGAGAAGACATAGCTGCGGGCACCAGATCTTTTTACGCTCGAACAGCATGAGAGCATAGGCAGTTGCCTGGTAGAAGTAGCTGAGGATATGATCCTCTTTCTTTGCTTTCTTCGCTGTCTTGAAGTCGACAATCGTCCTGATGTTGTGTACGCGAGCTATCAGGTCACACCGACCAGCTGTCTTTAGTGCATCGGAGTAGAGAGCAATCTCGTTACCATACACCTTGTCACAGTGTTCATCTAGGTACGGACGAATGTAATCGAACATCACGCGGTTGAACGGCATAATGTTCTCATCATACTGATCGTCGTTGAGGAGATAACGCTCCGCCACCTTGTGGATGTTTGTTCCACGAGCAGATGCTAGCTTGCGAATCTCTTCAGCGCGTTGTTCGCCAACACTCTTTTTCCAGTTCTCAATTGCTTCCGCATTCAGCGTTGAGAGGATCGTTGTGACCGAGGCGTACTTGTTACCGCTAGGCGTTACATAATAACGCTTCCCGTTTTCATTGTAGCCCATCTCAAGCTGATAGCCAGTAATGCTTTCGCTGAGATCAAAGTATTTTGTCCGCTTAGGTGCGCGGAACATCTGCCGGAAACTAGAATGTGTTGACTGTGGACTTTGTAAACCGCTTGTCATTCTTTTCCTTGATCTTCTGCAGCACTTCTCTAAAGCCAGCATCTGGCTTTTTGTTAAACGTTAGATCACCAATCGATGGCGTTCCAATAATAACTTCGAGAGAAGGATTCTCGGCAAGGTACTGTTCCCTTGCCGAGAAGCTCATTAGTTTTTCAAACACCTCGTCGGTGTCTTTGTTATGAAAAACATATGTCGGCATTACTCAGCGGCCTTCTTAGCACGAGGCTTGCTGGTTTTCTTAACAGCTGCAGGAGCAGCGGGCTCGGCAGCAGGCGGCGTGTCTTTGACAGCAGGCTTTGCTTTCTTTGCACGAGTCCGTGGAGCAGCACTAGGCTTCTCACCTGCAGGGAAAGGCCATACAGCTTGCTCGTCTTGTTGCTTGGCAGCACCTTCTGCTGCTACGGGCGGTGCTGCAGGAGGAGCAGCAGGAACTACAGGCTGAGGAGCCGGTGCAGGTGCAGGCTTAGGAGCCGGTACGGGCGTTACGTTTGTTTCAGGTTGCTTGTACTCACCTAGGCCAAGAAAGGCCAATACTTTACTAACAATACTCATTTCATTCTCCTATGTTAAAAATCATCAGACCTTACTAATTTATCATAATCCTTATTTCGTAGCGCTCTTTCTAGGTTCTTCATCATCTTCTTGTCTTGGTCATTACGTCGAATTCTGTAATGCCTCGAAGTATCTTCATCACGCATATCATTACGCCGTTGGGACGAAATTTTGCGATGTTGTTTGCTCACTTGCTTACTACTCCTTTTCTGCGATCAAACCTGGGAAAGCGGTATTCACCACATTAGTAGTGATACCTTTGTACGGAATCTTTTTATCTTTTACACTAATCAGCAATTGAGCATCTTTAGGATCAATGCCTTCAATCAGCTGAATGAATAGCTGTTCTCTTTTTATAGGGTGGAGATTCGGATGGCTACCGTTCTTCAAGAACATTGGTATCTTACGAACTTCAACATACAAGCGCCCATGTTGATCAGGGAACTCGTTTACCTTATATGGAGGTGCACCCTTAGGTAGATCAAACACAGGACGTGGATCTAGTGCGTAGTAGAGAATTGCTTTGAGCGGCTCGCTTTGATACTGTACGAGAAACGCTGCTTTTGCGGCAGCGCCCGACAGCTTTGAGCAGTGCTCAAGGATTTCTGATATGCTTGGTTTCATTAAAAGTCACCGATTTGTTCCATGAGGAATTTCATTTTATGAGCTATTAGATAGCTGAAGATGTTTGCGCGAGACTTACCGGCTTGCGCTTCATACTCCTTGATGATTTCATCACGAATAGTCTGTGGGATGTTCTGCAAATCAATTAGCATGGAGTTGCGCTTCCAATTGCGCTGGATTTCAGATGGGAGGAGGTCCCATTTAGTACTAAGCAGTTCATTGATTTTTGTTTCACGCAGAGGCTTCTGACGCTGTCCTTCGATGATGCAATTGTCGGGTGATAGTACGTTTGGTACGCCATCCCCTCTATCGCCTCCGAGAACTAGCTCTTTCAAAAATCGCTCTGGGTCATTGGTAGTAACTTCTTTCTTGCGAATAGGATCAACCTGAGACACGTTACCAAACCGCTGCAGCTGAACAAAGTCTTTGTCGCCGCTTAGGATCAGAATCTTGTCTCCATTATTTAGTTCTGAACCAAACTCCATACACAATGTGCCAATGACGTCGTCTGCTTCCGCACCTTCAACATCAACAACACGGTATGGAAAATGTACTTTCAGCTCTTGCTTAATGGTGTTCAGCATGTCGAACAAAGCAGGCCAGTCGACAAGAGACTTTTCGCGATCAGCCTTACGGTTTCCCTTATAGGGAGGAAAGTAGTCACGCCGCCAGTACTTCTTGTTATCACAAGCAATAACAAGTTCGCCATACTCCTTACCATACTTCTTCTTGAGCGAGAGAATGGTGTTAAGGATCATATGGCGAACAAGGTCAGGCTGAATTGCATCTGTGTGCGATCCAACTTGTGTGATGATGTTTGAAATCATCACTTGAGAAAGGTCAAGTAATAGCATAATGGTTTAAAAAGTTATTTGACCTTAATGTATTACAAGACAAAGCGAAAGTCAACGGATGACATAGCTAAACATCGGCCCTTTGTCTTTCCTGCTCTCTTTAGTAGGATAACGCTGCAGCAGATTTTCAATCAGCATACTCCATGAGTCGACAGCTCGAGGCCATCCAAAACGAACTTTGGTAAGTGACCGTGCAATACCAGACATTGCTGCGTAGTTCTCGTTACCCATGTTGCTAATGATTGTATCAAGAATGTGTGCAAATCCGTTTGCGTGCTGAGTGGAGTCTTCGTTCCACTGATACATCATAGTCGTGCCACCAGCCGTCTCATACAATGCTCCGAGGTTGGGGTGGATACAGATACACTGAGCACTCATCGCTTCCATTAGACTGATACATGAGGTCTCGGTCCAGATAGAAGGATATGCGAAGATGTGTGCTTGAGCAAGTGCGTCGCGAACCACGTCATTGGACACCGTACCGTGGTAGTTAATTTGAGGATGCTCTCTGCATGTATCAAACAACTTCTTGTAAGGTTCATCACGCTGCTCCCAGCCATAGATCTTAAAGCTGGAGAACACATCGAGCTCAATGTTCTTGTGCTTTTCAGCGAGTTTGACAAAGATCGGCACAAGCAGTTCCAGGCCGCGATGAGGTGTAGTGTGATAGATTAGCTTGATCTTGTCAGTGGGCTTGACGATCTTGTCCTCGTCCACAGGCACAATAGCATTCTCAATAACAACACACTTACTCCAGGGAATATTGAAGTACGCAACATATTGCTGCATCTGCCAATTGCTGACAAACACAAGGACATGGAACTTCTCATGTCCACCGTTCTTCAAATGCTCCGATTCTGGATCATTAGGCAGGTCATGAAGCCACAGGATGCGAATCTTGTCATCCTGTAGTTCACGAACTCGAGACGAAATGATCTGACATTGCTCAACCAGGTCTGCTGAGAGCCGCGCCTGAAGCCATTCACGCATCAGCTCGGTACCACCCTTGGCACCGGCTGACACCTCATTAACATCAAAACCCATACTTAAACCTTCACCTCATTTTGTTGTACGGCAAAATCTTTCACGGAGTCATAGTTAAATGAGCGCCATGCCTCTTTATCTATATCCCATACAGTAACGATGTCAGAATTAGCCGCTTTAACACGGTCAGTCTTCTTTTCGTATGGGGTAACGATATCAGAGCGCAAAGTGCAATTCATTACACGTTCGGTTCCATCCACCTTAGTGAAGGTCACATTGAGGATGTTTTTTTGCAACAAGTCTTTGATCAATTGAGCATTCATAATAAACTCCAAAATAAAAAAGGGGACACAAGGTCCCCCATTATACACACTTTTCAATATTAGACAAGGCCAAGTGCAATAGCGCGGTAACCAGCGGCAATCACTTGACGTGAAGCGCTGCCGGCACGGAACTTGTGTGTAACACGTCCCTTGGTGTCAACGTGGCGATTGCTATAAACAGGAAAACCATCTTCCAAACGCAGACGGCTGACAACCTTGGTAGGCGAAGCAATGCCGTACTGAGCACGGATTTGCTTGCTGGTCAGTCTGGCGCCGTTAGATAGAGCGGTGCGCAATTTTTGTTTCTGAGTCATTGTATATCCTTTCAAATCAGATTTCCTCAAATGAGGTTCAATAGTCTAGCATAGAGCAAATGTGAAAGTCAACAGGTTAAACAACAATTGTTGCTTTCTTTGGGCTGTACGCATCTTTGGCAAGTTTAATCTTACGAGGGCCGACCCGCATGACATAGAACTTTTTACCTTCAATCTCATCTTCGTTGATCAGATCACCAGTAATCTTTTCATTGTTCATGCGGTTGTACAAAGTAAAATTAGGCTTAATTGCAAATTGGTTAGGACGGGTTTTCATATACATGCTTTCTGTGCACACGACAAATAATCCAGTCGTTGTAGTACATATGTGGATTCAGGAGAACGTCGTGATCGAACTGAGCTTTTGCTTCGTAGTACGAGCACTCTCCTTTATTCCTGCACAGCATTATAATTTCCCTTCTAAAGAAGTCAACACCAACAGCTTCAATATCTTTGTTGAGAGCTGGCGAGCTTCCGTAGTAGGTTTTCCAGTCTGACGGAGCCAGATAACGTTTCTTCTTACCTTTAAGCATCTTGGTCTTTTTGAACCAAAATAACTTTTTGCCGATATACTGCTTCTCGGTTGTTGTGTTTGTTATTTTGTATACAAACCCGTAGTGGTCATCAGAAGGTTGGTCGAATGGCTCTCCTTTATAGAGCCATGTCATTGCTCGTCTTCGTCGTCAAATAGGTCTTGGTTGAAGTCTTCGTCTAGATCATCTTCTGTGGGATCGACTTCACTACCGCAGAATGGGCAGAACGATACTTGCTCTTCCATGTCAAACGGTGTATGCACAACAAACTCAGCGTCACATTCGAAACAGATATGAGGTTGTTCCTGTTCTTTTTCAATCATAAAAGCTCCTTGAGGTTAGCCCACCGTAGTGGGCATTCCTCGTATGTAGCTTTTACGCAGCCTTGCCCCAAACGTCGTCCCATGTCCCTGATGTAGCTCCTCGAGCATAATCAGTAGCACGGTTCTCAAAGAAGTTTGTGTGAGTAGGAGCGTTAATCATTTCTTCTACCCATGGCAACGGATTCTTTTTGATCTTCATAATACCTTTAAGACCAAGAGAGATAAGGCGACGATCAGTAATATACTGATGTAA